AGACACCCACGATGTCCTTGTAGGGGTCGTTGCGCTTGCCTTCCCACTGGCTGACGAACGGCAGCAGGAGCATCGCCGCGCCGGCACCGGTGAGGGCGATCAGCCGGCCCTTGCCCCGCTTCTTGTCAGTCACCGGCCCGCCCCAGCTTCGGCTGGACGACCAGCCGCGCCACCATCGACAGCGCGAACAGCGCGAGGCCGACATACAGCAGGAACTCGGGCGGCAGGAAGTTGCGCACCGCCGGCGGCATCATGTTCCACACCGACAGCGCGCCGAGCGGGTCGAACTGGACCCAGCCGAGCAGCGCGAGGCCGAAAGCGTTTAGACGCACGCTCCACAACCGCCACCACTTGCGAGCCACGTCGTCGATCAGATGCAATTTCATAGCCACCCCTTCGCCGCAATGCGCGCCGCCGCCGCGATGGCGATCAGTCCCGCCAGAAGCCCGCTCGCCCACTTGACGAAGCGCCCGACGTTGCGGGCGGTGTCCCACGCCTCCACCACGTCCTTCGTGGCGTCGGCGGTTTCCTTGACATCGGCCATCGCCGCCTTGATCTCGGTGATCTGCGCGCCGAAAGAGGCCTGCGTCCTGATGATCCGGTCGAGTTTGTCGTCCACGCTCGCGAACCTGTCCTCCCCCCGCGCGAGGCGGTCGTAGATGTCGCCGTGCGTCGGCTGCCCCCCGGCCATCATGCCCACGTCCCCGTCACCGGCAGCAGCACCTTGCCGGTCAGCAGCCCGCGATTGTACAGCCCGTCGCCGTTGATCTCGGGCAGGTAGCCGGGCAGGAAGATGTTCGGCGGGCTGCCCATCGGGGCCTCGCCGTTGCCGCCGATGGCCGCCGTGGTGAACAGGTCGCGCACCGTGCTGTTGGTGATGTCGGGCGGGGTCCAACTGGCATCGCCCCAGTGCATCCACATCCATTCGAGCCCGCCGTCCACCCGGTTGGTGTTGTCCGTATTGGCCAGCACGCCCACGTCGTTCGGATAGGCGCTGCCCATGTTGAACGAGTAGGTGCCGGTCAGGTCGCCGGCGGCGGCGGCGGCGGCGGCGACCCCGTTGAGATAGGCTGTGCCCGGGGCCACGTTGGTCCAGTCGATCAGTTGCAGCACGGTGTAGGTGCCGGCACCCGCCGGGAAGGTCGTGGTGATGTTGTGCTGGAACCGCGCCGATCCTTGGAAGATCATGCGCAGCGTCGTCGCGCTCGCCCAATAGAGCCGGGTGTTGTTGTCGTAGCGGAACAGCAGGTCGGCGGCGACCGGGGTGCTGTCCACCTTGAACTTCATCGCGATCAGGATTTTCTTGACCCCGTTGCCGGGGCCGAAGCCCTGTTCCAGCTTGGCGTTGGCCGCATCGCCGTTGTCCATCATGGCGATGGCCGGCACCGGGTCACGGACATAGCCGGTCAGGTTGGTGACGGCGGTGTCGCCCCAGCTTGCCGCGTTGACGTTGCGCGCGTTGCGCAGCGGGGTCGCGCCGGACGTGTAGGCCAGCGTCAGCGTGTCGGTCGAGAGGATCGTCTGCGGCGCGGCGAAGGCCACCGCGTTGCCGCTGACCTGCATTGTCGTGAAGGTGATCGCCGAGCCGTTGGGGACGCTGCCGGTGATGCAGCTATCCACGATGATCGTCGTGCCCGACACGTCCACCACCCGCATCGTGTCGGACTTGCCGGCGATGGCCCCGGAAACGAGCATCCCCTTCACCACGCCGGCCGCGCTCGCGACCGCGAAGCTGGTGCCCGCGTTGGGCTCAACGGCAGTCGCGCCGCTCAACGTGGTCGCCACCGAAGCTGCCGGCAGCGCCACGGTGCCGCCGTTGATCTTGAGCACGAAGTCGCCCGGTGCCGGCACGTTCGCCGCGTCCATGCAGTCGGCGAAGCGCGCCCATACAAGGCTGTCGCGCGCCTCGATGGCCACCCGCGCCGGCGCGACCGCGCTGCTGTCGTCGCGGTAGGTCTCCCACATCCGCTTCTCGAAGCGCGTATTGAAGCCGCCTGCCGGGAAGGCCGCCGCGAAGGTGCCGCCCTTGACCATGTTCCACGCGCGGTCGAAATAGTCGAACAGCACCGGGTTGTCCCACACGCTGTCCAGCCCCATGAGCCGCGCGGCAAGCGCCTGCCCCAGCGTGCCCGCGACGATGTTGTCGCGATACCATGCGTTCCAGTTCGACGCGCTGCGCTGCGCGTTCGGCCCGGTCAGGTTGCCCGCCTCGCCCCATTCGGCGGTGCCGATCAGGTGGCCGTAATAGGGCGTGCGGGCGCGCGCGTCGGCCTGATAGTGGTAGGTGTCCACGTCGGTCTGGCCGACGACGAACATCTGCTTGTCTTCGGTGAAATGCGCGTTGTTCGCCGCGCCCGCAGCCGCCGCCAGCGCCGCCCCGTAAGGCGAGGACGCCAGCGCGCGCGCCGCGAACACCAGCGCGAACTTGCGCCACTGCTCGCCGCCGCCCGACCACCCGAACGAGCCGCCTTCCTCGCGACGGCCATACACGTCCAGCCCGAGCCGGATCAGCGCATAGGCCGCGTCCTTCTTCTCGGCGGCGGAATAGTTCAGGCACAGCCCCAGCGCGGCGTGGGCGATCTCGTGGCCGATGTCGCGACCGTATTCGGGCAGGCCGTCGTTCAGCGGCATGAACGCCCGCCAGTTTCCGCCGGTCTGGAATGTCACGTCGAGCGGCAGCGACCCGCCCCCCAGCACGGTCGCCTGCGTGGCAAGGCTGGCCGCATCGACCCACGGCTGAACGTCACCCGACGGCAGCGCCAGCGAAGGCAGGAACGACAGGTCCACGTGCGCCTCGCGCACCAGCATCGACTTGTCGGCGGGTGCCACCGGCGGGCGGAAGCAGTCGGCGGGCGGGGTGCTTTCCAGCACCGTCACCACGAACATGCGGTGGATGTACTGCCGGCCCTCAATCGGCGGCCACGAACGTCCGGCCTGCCCGTCGCGGCTGATCGCCTTGGTGATCGAGCCCGAGGTGATGGAGATCGCCCCGTCGAGGTTGAGCGCCGCGTCGTACGGCCGCGCATCGGCGGCGGTCGGCTTGCCCCCAAGGCTGTCGTAGCCCTGCCCGGTCGCGCCGACCGTGTTGTTTGCCAGCAGCCCGCCCGGTGCCCACTGGCGGTTGCCGCCGTTGACGGTCGCGCCGTGCACCACGCGGTCGGTGTAAGGCGTCGCGTCGGAATACTGGCCCGATGCCTGCACCGACGAAGGCGTGCCGAACGTCACCGTCACCGGCGAGCCGTTCGAGATGACGATAGGCTCCCCGCGCACATCGTAGCCCACCGGCGACGCCGGCGACAGGTTCACCGTTTCGCCCTTGTAGACGAAGCTGCTCTCCACCGTGGTCGGCAGCAGGGGGGCAGACGCGCCGCCCGCCTCCAGCGCGACCGCGAGCCGGAGCAGCCAGCTGCCCTCGGTGGCCGCGCCGGCGAGGTCTTCGGCCGCCAGCACGCAGCGGCGGAGCAGGGGGAAGTAGGAGACCCCGGTCCCCCCCGGCAGACCGGCGGCGGCTTCGAGCGCCAGCGCGGTGCGCAGCATGTAGCCGTTACGGCTGGTCTGCGCGCTGGTCGACGCGCCGGCGAGGTCTTCGGCCGCCAGCGCGATGCGCAGCCAGTAGCCCGCTTGGGTCTGGTTGGCCGGTGTGGCAAGGGCCGCCGAAGCCTCGATGGCGTCGGCGGCCCGGGAGAGGAGAGCAGGCGTCATGCGCGGGGTGTAACACGCTTTGCGGGGGCGAGTTCACCAGTCAGTGGGGCACCGTGGGCGCAATCAAGCGTGCTGTGATAGCCGCTCACGCCGCCACCTCCGCGAACATGGCCTTTACTGCGCAGACTTGAACGCGATGGCCGCTTGTTCACGGCCCCGAGCCTCGGCGGCAATGCGATGGCGGGCGAAGGCTTCGGCAAGCTTGTTCGGCGCGCATACACGGCGTCCCTGTCCGCCTGCGTCACGGTTGCGTCAGTCATGGCGGTTCTCCTGTAGGGCGGCGCGGGGAAACATAAGAGAATTATATAGATGACTCCCGATCATCGTGAGCCTCCTTCTTGCGTTGCCGCTTCACGCGGCGCGCGATCTTGGCCGATGCCAGCCCCTTGTCGGCGGGGCGGTAGGACATCACGACGCGGGTTATCGCGTCGAGCGCGGACAGTATCTTCTCACTCATGCGATCAAGTCCTTGTAGGTGAGGCGCTTGCCTATGGCGGCGCTGAACAGGCTGGCGAGGCGCTCCATCGTGTGGCGCTTCACATCGCCATCATTGAGCCGGAAGGTGAACTCGCTGACATAGCGGTCAAGGTGCTTCGGGCTGGCGTGGTGATAGACCCCATGCAGACCGCGCTTCATCACTGCCCACACGCTCTCAATGCTGTTCGTCGTCACCCCGTCGCGGACATACTCGCCTGCGCTGTGGTTGATGCGTTCATGCCCGTAGAACAGCCCTTCAAGGCCGACATAGCCGCCATGCTCATCCGTGTGCAGGGTCGATCCCGTCTCGATGTTCGAGTGAACTGCGCGGTGGATCGAGGCGGCGCTGGCGTCGTCAATGACTCCGGCCTTCGTCCGCCCGCCCTTCTCGCGCATCCCGATAACGGCGGTCTTGCCGACCGTGCCGCGCCCACGATTGAGCCGCTTCGCCTCGTGCTTGTTCTTCTCGATCCCGCCGACATACATCTCGTCGATTTCGACAAGACCGGACAGCTTCGTAGGATCGTTGCCGCAGGCTTCGCGAAGACGTTGAAGCATGAACCACGCGGTTTTCTGCGTCACTCCGATCTGCGAATGCAGTTGAAGGCTGCTGATGCCCTTGCGGCTCGTGACGAGCAGATACATGGCGTAGAGCCACTTGTGCAGCGGCACCTTCGACCGCTCGAATATCGTGGCGGTGCGAACCGTGAAGTCGTTGAGGCAGGCGTTACAGCGGTAGAATCCGCCCTTACGAGTGCCGATGCGCTTGGCTTCGCCACAGGCGGGGCAGACTGCCCCATCGGGCCAGCGCGCCGTCTCAAAGTAGAGGCGGGCGCTTTCTGCATCGGGGAACCGCTGGAACAGTTCGAAGGTGCTGATGCTGGACTTGCTCATGCGGTCATCTCCCCTTCGCTAAAGAGCGAAGGCTGCTCAAGAAATGCGTGAACAACCTGCAAATCTTCACCCAAGCAACCATCGCCAAAGTGGGCACTCATCCCGGCCATTGCCCACGCCAAACACTTTTTGTCCGGGCGCTCAATCTCATTTTCCCGCGCATACTCCGGGTCGCGCCTCCACTCGACTTCATCGAGCGCGGCATCAACCTGATAATCAAGTTGAAGGATCGAGCCGCCCCGGTTGGCATATTGCTCCCCGGCACGACGCCACCCCCGCAAGCCCGAAATCGCGTCATCAAGCTGATCGGTGCCCATCACTTGTTCTCCCGAACCTTGAGATCAAGCACCTTGCTTCCGTCCGAGAGGGTGGTTTCCGTAAGCGCGAAGTCGCGAACGCACACATAGACGGTATCGTGATCACCGTAACCGTAGTCGTAGGCCATGCGCTTCATTTCATCCACCGCATCGCTCAACTCTTGCAGGGTCGAGGGCATCCACTTTTCGAGAACCTTGGTCATTTCGTATCTCCTTGCAGCGGCGCGATTTATCAGCGCCATAGGAAGATAACTACCCTATCCCGCTTAGGGAGTCAAGCATATAATTCCCAAACATAATGTCGTGCCCCCTTTGCCATACATCTCTGGCGATCATGCGCTCGCCCCCGATCAATGCTGTGGTTTCCATCGGCATGGCATGGCCGATCAATGCTATTGCATCGAACAGGGCGTCTAGCACGGCTGCGTTAGCATCCCGCAGCCTCGCGTTCTCCGCCTCAAGCGCGGCGATGCTGTCTTTGAGGGCATCGCCGCAGGGGTCAGGCTGGGTAAGCACGTTGCCTTCGATGCGGATGCCGGGGATGGGTGTGTCAGTCATCCCCGCCTCCAACGCGCGAGGGCGCGTGCTTCGATCTCGGCGTCGAGAGCGTGGCAGCGGCGGGCGTACTCGCCGGTCGAGCGGCCCCAGATGCCCCCGCCGCCGCACTGCTCCGCGATGAGCGCGTGCTCGCGCTGCCGGTCGAGCCCCCACGACCGGTAGCAGTCTTCCAGCCAGATGCGGATGGCGTGCTCGTTGTGGCGCTTGGCGCGGAACCACGAGGCGTCGGTGTGGAAGACGCCGAGGGTGGCCAGCTTGCAGCGGTCGCCGTAGTCGCGGAAGTCGGCCGTGTCAGGGTCGAGCGGCAGCGGCTGGGGGTTGCGGAACGGCTGCCCGTGGTAGGGGCCGGTCAGCGGGGTGGCGAGATAGAACTGTTCTTCCATGATCGTGTACCTTTCAGTTGTAAACCCGCGCGTTGCCGGAGACCTGCGCGTTGCCGGAGACCCACGCGTTGCCGGAGATGCTCAAGTTGCCGGAGACCTGCGCGTTGCCGTAAACCCGCGCGTCGCCGGAGACCCCCGCGTTGCCGAAGACCCACGCGTCGCCGGAGACCCACGCGTTGCCGTAAACCCGCGCGTCGCCGGAGACCCCCGCGTTGCCGAAGACCCACGCGTCGCCGGAGACCCACGCGTTGGCGATATCCTCCAACCACCCGCCGAGATCGCCTGCCCGGACGCGGGCAAAGGCGCGCAGCGCGCGGATGCGATGCAGCACCACCCCGTTCGAGGTCTTGGTCTCGCCGGTGAACTCGTACTTGTTGTTTGACATGTGATCCTCCGATCAGCGGCGCGGAACTGCGCCGTGGCACCCCTATACAACCGGTTGGTTGTGCGTGTCAAGCGGGTCCGTCAAAAATAATTGGCGGTGCCCGGGGGTGGACAACCAAGTGGTTGTGTGGCAGCCGGTACGCGAAAGGACCGCACCATGACCGGTATCGAAAGAGCCATCGAGGCCGCCGGCGGCGAGGCGGCGCTGGGCGAACTGCTCGGCGTCTCGCAGCAGGCTGTCAGCAAGATGAAGCGGCGCGGGTTCGTCCCGCTGCACCGCGTGGGGCAGATCGTCGCGGCGTTCCGCATCGCGCGCGAAGACCTGATCGACCCCGCGATCAGGGAGGCGCTGAAATGATCTGCCTGTTCCACCGCTTCGGTCGCTGGGAGGATGTCGAGGTCGACCGCCAGCAGCGGTCGTGGGCCAAGAACGTGTACCCGTCGTTGATCTTCGGCCACGACCACGTCATCCGCCAGCAGCGGCGGTGCCGGCGTTGCAACTTCGTGCAGACAAGGACCAGCTGAAATGGCCGACGCAGAACAGATGGCCGAAGACCTGCGCGAGCAAATCCGCAGGATGCTGGCGCACGGCGACACGCCGCACGCCATAGTGGCCTCGCCGGTGGTGCTGTCCCGGTTGCTGCCGGATTGGGGTTCTGTTGCCTCGCTCCCGCGTGGCGGGGGTGGGAGCGGCTGGCACCTGTGGGGGCTGCCCATCTGGCGCTCGTGGGAGATCGGCGGGCCGACCGTCATCTCCAAGGCGCTGTTCGACGTGATGGTCGAGCGGCACTCGGTCAGTCTGGGCGGCGAGCCGACCCCCTACCTCTTCTGACGACAGGAGCCGTTCATGGCAGACAATTACGGGGCCAGCCTCGAAGCATGGCACCACTGGTCGGTGGCCCTCGGCCTGTTCGAGGACTTGCTCCCGGTGGTGGCCAAGCCGGGCGCGAAGATCAGCCCCGGCAGCACGATCCAGACGCTGGGCAAGACGCCGACGCGGTACAACTTCCGGGGTGAGGTGTCGGGGGTGTCCAAGTGGACCGAGTGGCGCTCGACGATGCGCGACATCGGCCTGTGGGAGCGCGAGCACGACTACGGCATCTGCCTCCAGACGCGCAAGGTCCGGGCCATCGACGTGGACGTGGCGGCCGAGGGGCAGGCGCGCAAGATCGTCGAACTGATCGCGAAGGCGTGGCCGCTGTACTTCATGCCGGAGCGGTATCGCGAGGGGACGGGCAAGACGCTGTTCCTGTTCGAGATGGCCGAGCCGCTGACCAAGCGCGTGGTGCCGGTGGCCGGCGGCATGGTCGAGATACTCGGCACAGGGCAGCAGTGCGTCGTCGACAGCACGTACATCGACGCCAAGACCGGCGAGGCCAACGGGCGCTACCTGTGGCGCGGCGGCTGGCCGGTCGACATCCCCATAGTCACCCCGGCCGAGTTCGAGTTGCTGTGGGACAGCCTGCGCGGCGTGGCCACGGGCGAGGTCAAGATCGCGCGCGACCGCCGGGTGGGGTCGGGCATCGACACGCGGCCCCGCCCCGGGCTCGAAGACCCGGTGGCGCAGTGGCTGCTCTCGCAGTGGGAAGTGCGCGACGAGGGGCGCGGCGGCGAACTGTACATCCGCTGCCCGTTCGACCACGAGCACACCGCGTACTCGGGGCCGACGGAGACCGCCTACTGGCTGGCCGGGACCGGGGGCTACGAGCAGGGCCACTTCAAGTGCCTGCACGCGCACTGCATGGACCGCACCGACGCGGACTACCTCGACGCCTTGGGATACCACGCCTCGGCGTTCCCCGACCTGACCGACGGGGAGCAGGGCGAGGACGATCTCGGGGAGACGCTGCCGGCCAAGAGCGAGCGGCGCTTCATCGTCGACAGCAAGGGGCGCAAGGAAGCCAACTCGTACAACAAGGTCGCGTTCCTGCAAGCCCCGGAACTGTGCGGCCGGGTCATCGCCTACGACGACTTCACCGGTGACGTGGTGTGGTATCCCGAGAGCAAGCCGGGGCAGTGGAAGGCGTGGACCGACGGCGACTACGTGGCGATGGCGATGGCGATGGACCGCAACGGGTTCAAGCCGGTGTCGCCGGCGCAGGTGCGCCCCGAGGTGGGCTACGTGGCCAAGCACCAAGCGGTCGATCTGGCGATGGAATGGGCCGAGCGCCTGCCTGCGTGGGACGGCGTCGAGCGCATCGCGCGCTTCCTGCCGGACTACCTGCACACGCTCGACACCGCGTACACCCGGGCCGTGGGCGAGTACATCTGGACGGCGCACGCCGGGCGGCTGCTGTCGCCGGGGTGTCAGGCGGACATGGTGCCGGTGCTGGTCGGCGAGCAGGACCGGCGCAAGACCACCGTGGTGCAGTCCATCGCGCCGAGCATGGACATGTTCGCCGAGATCAGCCTCGCGCACCGGGACGATGACACGTCGCGCAAGCTGCGCGGCGCGCTGGCCATCGAACTCGGCGAGTTGCAGGGGCTCAAGAGCCGGCAGATCGAGGACGTGAAGGCGTTCGTCACGCGGCGCTTCGAGAAGTGGGTGCCGAAGTATCAGGAGTTGCCGACGACGTTTAGACGGCGCTGCCTGCTGTGGGGCACGACGAACGAGATCACCGGGTTCCTGACCGATCCGACCGGGGAGCGGCGCTGGCTGCCGTTCGAGGTGTGCGTCGACGGCAAGAGCGAGACCTGCGAGATCGACCGGCTGGTGGATGACCGCAACCAGCTGTGGGCCGAGGGGATCGCGCGCTGGCGCGACGGCGGGGTCCGGTGGCGCGAGGCCGAGCGGCTGGCCAAGGCCGAGCACGCGAACTTCAAGCTGCACGATCCGTGGAGCGAGCCGGTCAGGGCGTGGCTGCTGGCCGAAGACCCGATGCGCGGGATGGCACCGGTCGACGACGAGTACGGCTGGGGCACGCACGAGGTGCTGGTAGGGGCGCTGGGCAAGCGGGCGGCGCAGCTGACTTCGGGCGACCAGATACGCGCTGGCGCGGTGTTGAGGCATCTCGGGTGCTGGAAGAAGCGGGTCAGGGGGAAGGGCTGGCAGTACCGGGCGTTTCGCGGAGACCTGACCGGCGGGAGCGAGGAGCAATGAGCGGCGGGCAAGATGAACGAACGGGAAGTTTTTTCCCGTTCGAGGGGCGCAAGAGGCGTTGTTCCATAGTGTTCCATAGTGGAAAAAGCCAGTGTGGAACGGGTTAAGTGCCTGAAATTGCTTCGTTGTTCCATGTTCCAATCAAAAAACCATATATTTATATACGCGAGAGAAAAGAGCGAAAACAGGGATAAGGGACATATGTGTTTTCTATAAAAGGTTGAGCAAAACCGATTGGAACAATTGGAACACGTGGAACAATGCAACAAAATCAACGCGCTAAAATGTTCCATAGTGAGGAAAGGCTGATTGGAACACTATGGAACATTTTCGGCAAATTGGAACACGAGGGGAACACCCCGGGAACATATGCGAACGGGAGATTTTTTCCCGTTCGTCGGCGGACAGCAAAAGGAGGCAAGGTCGTGTTTTTTGGAACGAGCCGTGAACACCCCGGGAACATACGCGAACGGGAGATTTTTTGCCGTTTGGAGCGGGGCCATGCGTGACGTGTGCTGCCTCGGCAAGCAGGCGTTCGGCAGCTGGCGCGAGGCAGATCGCGTGCTGCGGTTGCGCAGGCGACGCAGCAAGGACAAGGCGCACGCCTATCCGCTCGAAGCGTACCGCTGCCCTGCGTGCGGCCTGTGGCATCACGGGGGGCGGAAGAGATGAGCAAGAGCCAACCCGGTCACACCAACCCGGTCGCGGTGCTCACCGACGACGAGGTGGACATGATCCGCGACCTGTTCGCCGAGGACCGCTTCAAGCCGTACGGCGTCCGCTTCTGGTCCTACGCGAGGCTGGCCGAGAAGTTCGGGGTCTCCCGGCGGTACGTGATCGACATCGTCGCCTACCGCGCCCGCGTCGCCCCGCGCGACGGCTGGTGAACGCGCACGCTGCGGCACGTGCTACGCGGGGTGCATGACTGCGCCCATCTCTGACGAACAGCGGCAGACCTTCCTCGACGTGCTTTCCCGCACAGGTGTGATCCGCCCCGCTCTCGAAGCCGCCGGCTTCAAACGCAACTGCCTGCCCCGGCTGCGCAGCGACCCCGACTTCGAGGCCGCCTACCGCGAGGCGCTGGAAGACGCCACGGACACGATGGAGAGCGAGGCGTACCGGCGGGCTGTCAATGGCGTGCTGCGCACCAAGGCCATCGGCTCCGGGGAGAACACGCAGTTCATCGACGAACTGCACTACAGCGACCCCATGCTGATGTTCCTGCTCAAGGCCAACCGGCCTGATCGCTTCGCCGACCGCTCGAAGAGCGAGATCAGCGCCCCGGGCGGCGCGCCGCTGATCCCCGCCACGACCGACGCCTCGGCCGCAGCGCGCATTGCTGCCCTGCTCGACGAGGCCCGACGGCGACGTGGCGAGGCCGACGACACCGAGGCCGACGACACCGACCCCTTCTCCTGACGCGCCATGGCCGACGACTACACCAGCATCCCCGAGATCATCGAACTGTGCGAGTACCTCACCGAGGACGAGCGCAAGGAGATGTTTGCGCTGCTCGAACGGGATCGCGCCAACTGCATGTGGCGTCCGCTGCCCGGGCCGCAGTCGATGGCCTACCACAGCACGGCCGACGTGCTGGGCTACGGGGGCGCGGCTGGCGGCGGCAAGACCGACCTGATGCTGGGCAAGGCCGTGAACAAGCACACGGTCAGCTACATCCTGCGCCGCGAGGCGACCCAGATGCAGGGCATCTACAACCGGATGTCGGACATCATGGGCGGGACCGACGGCTTCAACCGCAGCGACAAGATATGGCGCATCGGCAACCGCATGGTGCGGTTCGGCTCGACCCCCAACCTCGGCGACGAGATGAACTACCAAGGACAGGCTCGCGATTTCCTCGGCATCGACGAGGCGGCGAACTTCCTGCGCGATCAGGTCGTCTTCCTGCAAGGCTGGGTGCGTACGACCGATCCCGACCAGCCGACCCAGACGCTGCACACGTTCAACCCGCCGACCAACGCCGAGGGCCGCTGGGTGGTCGACTACTACGCGCCGTGGCTCGACGACCGCCACCAGAACCCTGCCCTGCCGGGCGAGGTGCGCTGGTTCGCCACCATCGACGGCGAGGAGACTGAACTGGCGAACGGGCAGGAGTTCAGGCACGGCAACGACCTGATCCTGCCGCAGTCGCGCACCTTCGTGCCCAGCCGCATCGCGGACAACCCGTTCCTCGTCCGCACCAACTACATGAGCACCTTGCAGGCGCTGCCCGAGCCGCTGCGCAGCCAGATGCTGTACGGCGACTTCAAGGCGGGCATGAGCGACGACCCGTGGCAGGTCATCCCGACCAAGTGGATCGACCTCGCGCAGGAGCGGTGGGTCAGGCGCGTGCCGCGCCCCGAGATCGCCTCGCTGGGCGTCGACGTGGCCCGGGGCGGGGACGATAACACGATCATCGCAGGCGTCACGCACGACTGGTGGTTCGACGAACTGGTCGAGCACCCCGGCAAGACCACGCCGGATGGCCCGCAGACCGCTGCGCTCGTCATCGTCGCCAACTACAGCCACGCGCCGATCCACATCGACGTGATCGGCGTAGGCTCGTCGCCGTACGACTTCCTGCGCGAGGCCAACCAGCTCGTGCTCGGGATCAACGTCTCGGAGAAGTCGCTGGCGACCGACAAGTCGGGGCGGCTGACCTTCAAGAACCAGCGCAGCAAACTGTGGTGGAAGTTCCGCGAACTGCTCGACCCGGCCAACAACCACGCACCGGCCCTGCCACCCTGCCCCAAGCTGCGCGCGGAACTGGCCGCGCCCAAGTGGACGCTCAAGGGGCACGAGGTGTACGTCGAGAGCCGCGAGGACATCGTCAAGCGCATCGGGCGCTCGCCTGACCGGGCCACCGCCGTGATCCTCGCCGCCATCCGCACACCGCGTCCGCAGTGGCTTGGTGAACACGCAAGCGGGCGACGCGGCTATGGTGCAGGCCAACGACGTGCCTACAACCCGTTCAGCAGGTAGCCTACGCCATGTGCGATCCCCTTTCCGCCGTCATTGCCGGGTCCGCCGTTCTCGGTGCGGGCACCAGCTACCTGTCCGCCAAGAAACAGGCCAAGGCGCAGAAGAAGGCGCAGGCGCAGGCTGGCGCGCAGGCCGAGAAGCAGGCCCAGACGGCCGAGGAGCAATTCAACCGGCTCAACCAGAAGCAGCCCGGGCTCGGCGTGATCCTCTCGAAGAACCGCGCCAACTTCAACAAGGGGGTGGGCTCGACCTTCCTCACCGGCCCGTCGGGTGTAAACGACATGGCGAAGGCGCTCGGCGGCAAGCCGATGCTGCTCGGCGGCTGACGCATGGCTGGTGAGACCCCCGAGGGGCTGGCCAAGCGCCGGACCATCGCGCAGCGCCGCTGGCGCTCGCTCCAGACCACCCGCCAGAAGGGCTGGGACGGGCACTGGCGCGCGATCTCGGACAACCTGCTGCCCCGCCAGTCGCGGTTCTTCTCCAGCGACCGCAACCGGGGCGGCGACCGTAACCCGAACATCATCGACAGCGCCGGGACGCGCGCCCTGCGCGTGCTCGCTGCGGGCATGATGGCGGGTATGACCAGCCCGGCGCGGCCGTGGTTCCGCCTGTCGCTACCCGACAGCGACCTCGCGCAGGACCACAACGTCCGGGCGTGGCTCGACGACGTGGGCAAGCTGCTGCTGCGCGTGTTCGCCAAGTCGAACACCTACAACACGCTGCACGGGCTCTACCGCGAGTTGGGCGGGTTCGGCACCGGGGTCACGGTCGTGACGCCTAACTTCGAGCGGGTCATCCACCACAACCCCATGACCGTCGGCGAGTACGCGCTCGACGTGGACGACGAGGGCTACGTCAACAAGCTGGGCCGCGAGTTCCGCCTCTCGGTCGAGCAGGCCGCGCAGTGGTTCGGGCTGTCCTCGCTGTCCGCGTCCGCGCGCAGCGCCTACGACCGGTCGAACTACGACTACGAGGTGACGATCCAGCACCTGATCGAGCCCAACGGGCAGCGCCGGCAGGGCTTGCAGGACGCCGCCGGCATGGCCTTCCGCTCGTGCTATTGGGACGCCAAGGAAAGCGACCGCAACCACGGGCTGCTGTCCGAGGGCGGCTTCCGGCGCTTCCCCGCGCTGGCTCCACGCTGGGATTTGCTGTGGGGCGACGTGTACGGCTCCTCGCCGGGCATGGACGCGCTCGGCGACCTGCTCCAGTTGCAGCACAGCCAGAAGTCCAAGGCGAAGGTCGTCGACTACGGGGTCGACCCGCCCTTGCAGGTGCCGTCCACGCTCGCTGGCCGCGCCGACTTCCTCCCCGGCGGGGTCAGCTACTACGACGCGCCGGCCCCCAACGCCGGCGTGCGCGCCGCGTTCGAGGTCAAGCTGGACCCGTCGATCCTGCTCGAAGACATTCGCGACGTGCGCGACCGCATCAACAGCGCGTTCTACGCGGACATGTTCCTGATGATCGCGCAGGCCGACAAGGACATGACCGCCACCGAGGTCGCCGAGCGGCACGAGGAGAAGCTGCTGATGCTCGGCCCCGTGCTGGAGCGTCTGCACAACGAGTTGCTGTCGCCGCTTATCACCATGACCTTCGAGCGGTGCCTCGAAGCCGGCATCCTGCCCCCGGTGCCCGAGGAGATGCAGGGCGTGCCGCTCGAAGTCGAGTTCGTCTCGATGCTCGCGCAGGCGCAGAAGGCCGTGCAGGTCAACTCGGTCGACCGGCTGGTCGGGCACATCGGGATGCTCGCCGGCGGCGTCGGCGACGCCTCGCCGTTCGACAAGCTGGACACCGACAAGAGCATCGAGCGGTACGCCGACCAGCTGGGCGTCGATCCCGACCTCATCGTGTCGGGCGAGCAGGTGGCGCTGGTGCGGCAGCAGCGGCAGCAGGCCATCGAGCAGGCGCAGGCAGCCGAGAACGCCTCCAAGCTGGCGGGCGCTGCGGGCAGCCTCGGCGGCGTGCAAACGGGACCGGCTCCCGAGGACAACGCGGCCAGCGACATCCTGAACCTGTTCAGCGGCTACCAGTCGCCGTCCGGCACGGAACTGTGATATGGCGCACGAAGACAAGGAGATGCGCGCGCTGATGGCCCTCCCCGAGGGCCGGGCGTTCGTGCATCGGCTGTTGCAGACGGCGGGCGTCTTCCGCCCCTCGTTCGCCGGCGACCCTTACCACACGGCCTTCAACGAGGGCCAACGCAACCTCGGGCTCTGGGCGCTCAACCGGTTGCTTCCTGACGAGTACGCCCAGATGATGAAGGAACACGACGATGGACCCGGACGAAACCGGCGGCGAGAGCCTGCTGCTTGACGAGACCCCGGCCGAGGGCGAGACCTCGACCGAAGAGACCTCGACCGAAGAGACCTCGACCGAAGAGACCTCGACCGAAGAGACCTCGACCGAAGAGACCTCGACCGAGGAAGAGAAGACCGAGGAAGAGACGGCCGAAGGCGCGCCCGAGGAGTACGCGGAGTTCACCGCGCCCGAAGGCGTCACGCTCAACGCTGACCTGCTCGACAAGTTCAAGGCGTTTGCCCGCGACAACAACATGACGCAGGAGCGCGCGCAGGCGCTGGTCGACATGGGCGTCGAGATCGCCTCCAGCGGCGACAAGGCGCTGGCCGACCACATCGCCCAGACCCGGGCCGACTGGCGCAAGGCGTCGCAGAACGACGAGGAGTTCGGCGACAACGCGTGGGAGAGCACGCGCCCGCTCGCCAAGGCCGGGCTCGACCGCTTCGGCACGCCGGCCCTGCGCAGCCTGCTCGAAGAGAGCGGGCTGGGCGACCATCCCGAGGTCATCCGGCTGTTCTGGAAGATCGGGCAGGCCACTGGTGAACACGCTTTCGTGAAGTCGGGTAAACACGATGGGGCGCGGGCATCGTTCTACGACCACCCGACCAGCAAAGCGAATTAAGGACCGGACCCATGAGCGTTCTTGCCACCACCCACCCGACCCTCCTCGACGTGGCCAACCGGAGTGACCCGGGTGGCAAGATCGCGCAGGTCGTGGAAATCCTGAACACGACCAACGAAATCCTCGAAGACATGGTCTGGGTGGAAGGCAACCTGCCGACCGGCCACAAGACCACGGTTCGCACCGGCATCCCGGCCCCGACGTGGCGCAAGCTGAACTACGGCGTGCTGCCGACGAAGAGCACGTCGGCCACCGTGACCGACACTTGCGGCAACCTCGAAGCCTACGCCGAAGTCGACAAGGACTTGGCCGACCTCAACGGCAACGCCGAGGCATGGCGGCTGTCCGAGGACAAGGCGTTCATCGAGGGTATGAACCAAGAGATGGCGTCCACGCTGTTCTACGGCAACGACATGATCGACGAGGCCGAGTACACCGGGCTTGCCCCGCGCTACAACTCGCTCTCGGCGCAGTCGGCGGACAACATCGTCCAGCAGTCGGGCACCGACGGCTCGGACAACTCCTCGATCTGGCTCGTCGTCTGGTCGCCGGAGACGGTCCACGGCATCTACCCCAAGGGCATGACCGGCGGCCTGTCGGTCGCCGACAAGGGGCAGGTGACGCTTGAGAGCGCACCGGGCGGCCCGGCCGGCGGACGCATGGAAGCCTACCGGACCCACTACAAGTGGTCTTGCGGCCTGACCGTACGCGACTGGCGCTATGTCGTTCGCGTCCAGTACAATCAGGAAGACCTGACCAAGGACGCCTCGACCGGGCCGGACCTGATCGACCTGCTGACCGAAGCTGTCGAGCGCCTGCCGCAGGGCGGTGCCTCGATGGGCCGGGCCGCGTTCTACATGAACCGCCGCACCCGGACCTTCCTGCGCAAGCAGATCACCTCGGCGGTGAAGCAGTCCAGCCTCACCATGGACACCGTTGCGGGCAAGCGCGTGCTGGCCTTCGACGACATCCCGGTTCGCCGGTGCGATGCGCTGCTGACCACCGAAACGGCCATCGCGTAAGGAGCGCCCTGACAATGATTGCTGACAGCCTCGCCACTTTCGCTGACGGCACCGCGCTCAACACGGGCGCGGCCGGCAGCTACATCATCGGCGACCAGATCGACCTGCGGATTGCCAACCACGGCATCGGCAAGCTCGACGGCCTCTACCTCGTCATCACCGTGGACACCACGGCGACTTCGGGCGGTTCGGCCACCGGCACCTTCTCGCTGGTCACAGACACCGACCCCGCGCTCGGCTCCCCGGTCGTCATCGCCTCGTCGAAGGCATGGCCGGTGGCCAGCCTGACGCAGGGCACGCGCGTGCTGGCCATCGAACTGCCGGTGGGCGACGACTACGAGCGGTACATCGGCATCCAGCAGACGACCGGCACCGCCGCGTTCACCGCTGGCAAGATCAACGCCTTCCTGACCAACGTGCCGCCGTACCGCCGCGCGTACCCTGACGGCATCTAGGGGGGCTGACCGATGAAGACCGACGTGCTTGAAACCAAGGTCGCAGTGCGGGACGGCTTCTACGCCGGCCGCCGCATCCGCGCCGGCGGAACCTTCACCGCGCCGGTGTCCTTCACGGGGCACTGGTTCGGGGCCGAAGGCTCCGCCGCCGTGGAAGCTGCCAAGGAGCCGGACCTGCTCGACAAGAGCGTGGCCGACATTCTCGCGGTGCTGCCCGACCTTTCCACCGACCAGATTGCCAGCCTCATCTCTGCGGAGACGGCGGGCAAGACCCGCAAGGGGCTGCTGGCCAAGATGCAGGACGAGATCGACAACCGCCTCGGCGGTGGCGAAAACCCGTTCGCCTGATCGTCGGCAGGGGGACGCGGGAGGCGCGCGGTCTTGATGGCCGCGCGCCTTTTTCGTAGGAGTAGCACATGACAAGCGTTGTCGGCCTGTGCAATCTAGCCCTCGCCCACCTCGGCGACCGCGCGACCCTATCCAGCATCGACCCGCCCGAGGGCTCGGCGCAAGCCGATCACTGCGCCACCTTCTGGCCCATCGCCCGGGACAACGCGCTCGCTTCGCGCGACTGGCTGTTCGCCTCGACCTCGGCGGCCCTGCCTCTCTACGACGACAGTGTCGACGTGGGGCCGACGTGGCGGCACGCCTACGCGCCTCCGTCCGACATGATCGCCGCCCGGGCCTTCGTCTTCGACGAGGGCGAACTGCTGTTCGCCGACCACAGCATCCCCCGCTACGAACTCGGCCTGCTGCCGGACGGGCGCAAGGCGCTGTTCGCCGACTACGACAACCTCGTGCTGCGCTACACCAAGCAGGTGAACGAGCCCACGCTGTACCCGCCGATCTTCGCGCTCGCTGTGTCCTACCTGCTCGCCTCCTACCTCGCCGGCCCTATCGTCAAGGGCAAGGCGGGCGTGTCGGTGGCGCAGGCCATGTGGCAGCGGTGGGAGATGGAAGCGGGCAAGGCGGCGGCTGCCGACCACCGGCAGCAGCACAACCCCCAGCCGTTCGTCCCTGCCGGCGTCCGCGCGCGCGGGGCAGCCGCCTACGGGCGCACGTTGGAAGACGGCCCCTACCGCCGGGAACTGCCGTTCTGGGCTGAAAGCTAGGGGCCGTGGGCGACTTCCGCACTCACACCCGGTCGTTCGGCGGCGGCGAGGTCACGCCCGAGTTCTTCGGGCGGATCGACGACGGCAAGTTCCAGACCGGGCTGGCCACCTGCCGCAATTTCATCGTCAAGCCCCACGGCCCGCTTGAGAACCGCCCCGGCACGCAGTTCGTGCGCGAGGTGAAGAGCAGCGCCAGCCGCACGCGGACGCTGCCGTTCGTGTACTCGTTCAACCAGAGCCTGATAATCGAGTTCTCGGTCGGGGCGTTCCGCTTCCACGCCGAGGGGCAGACCGTCCTGCTGGCCGGGGTGCCCTACGAGGTGGCCCACACGTACACCGAGGACGAACTGTTCGAGGTCACGTACGCGCAGTCGGGCGACGTGGTGAAGCTGGCGCACCGCAACCACCCCCGCCGGGAACTGCGCCGCCTCGGCGCGACCAACTGGCAGCTGGTGGACTTGGCGGAAGGCCCGACGCTCGGCCCGCCTGCCAACCTCAATGGCACCGCGACCGCCGGCACCTCCCCGGGAACGCCGTTCGACACCGACTACGTCGTCACCGCGCTGACTGCCGACGGCGACGAGAGCCTGCAAAGTGCGGTCGAGACGGTCAGCAACAACCTCTACGACGACGGTGCGTACAACACCCTGACGT